AAAAATTTTACCCGACCTGGGGGAAAAAATAAAAAATAAAATTACCTAATTTTATAAGGCCTTTTTAAAAATAAATAAAAATTTTACCCGTCTTAAGGGAAAAAATTAAAAATAAAAAATGAATTTTTTACCCAAATTGGGGGAAAATTTAAAAAGATAAAACAAATGCATAAGTCTATTAATCAGCTTACGAAATCTGAGAAGTCAGAAGTGTCAAGCGCGTTGATAAGCCCGGAACTGCCATATGTTGCCGAGATGGTTGACAACCGAATTAAAGTAGGTAAGAGGTTTGAAGTTAAGTCTCAAACTCCCAGTCAAACAGTCGACAATATGTCTGCAGAGAAGCGTGAGAAACGTGCGAAGCACGATGTCGTCGAAGAGCAGTCAGCTGAGTCGTTGAGGACGATGAAGTCGAAAACGTTCAGGGAATGGACGCCGGAACATATCAGTTATCTGGAAATGAGGAATGAGAACATGGCGTTCGTGAAGTTCATGTATGAAAGATCGAAAGAAATCGTCCAACGAGAGATTGAGGCTGATCCCCGTAAGTATTTCGGAGATAGTAAGATGTCAGCGCACATCGAGGAAACCGTAGGAGCTGGATCAGCCTCAAGGTTTTTGTTCTTCGTAGTGAATCCTGAGCCAAAAGCGCAGGAGGATTTGGAGAAGATCAATAAACTAATCATGAAGACGTTGTCGAAATGCTGGGTTAGACGATCAATGTTTAGCTATGAACAGCGTGGAACATTGGAGGAGAACTTTGGGACAGGACTTCACATCAATATCTTGATAGAGAAGAAGAAGAAGTACATGTCCAAACGATGGTCCGAGTGTCTGAAGGAAGTGAAGAACACTTGGAAATCGATAGTCAAGGTGTCAGTTCCAAACACCTTGGCAGTGAGGTATGCACCCGTTGAAGATAACTTTGTGAAGTATCTGAAAGGAGAGAAGGTGGATGCCGAAAAAGCTCCCTTGGTCGAAGCCGACAGGGTATGGAGGCGAGACGTTTTGCGGGTTCCCGATCTGATCTCGAACTGGGAAGATGGACAAATCGAAGATTAGACCGGTATCTTGTAACAGTTCGCAGAAACTGAGAGCGTTAGCGATCAGTTTCAGGGAACCCGCCGCGGACGCAGGACGCGGTGAGCGTTAGCGACTTTAAAGTGTCGAGATACCCGAACGTAGAGAGTTTCAAGTGTATCGAGCAGAAATTTATAATCGAAAGATTGTAAATTTAGTTAAGGAGAGTTGCAGGGACAGTAGTGATAATGAGGTCCCCAATCACGACGCCAGTTGGTAATGTAGCAGCGCTAAAAGTGATGCGTCCACCATTAACAACTTTGAAGAATGCAGTGCAGTCGAAGGCTACCGAAGCAGCAGCGTAGGTATTCTTCACACCATTTTGAGAATTGTTATTTTCAATTCTCAGGTCAGTAACCCCGAGACTCCCAGTTATAGTGGGATCGACAGCGGCAGCGCCGACAGTGCCTGCTACGAAGTAAGTTACTTGGATATTACCGCTGTACCAGTTAGGTAATATGATAACGTTAGCCGTAGAGGTAACGTCAATATCAACATCGTCAGAGGTTGAAGTCAACTCAGCATTGCTGAAAAGGTTGCCGGCAGTGACAGTACCTGCATCGCCGCCAAGTTGCCAATGCAACGCAAAATCAGGATTGGACATTCGAGGTACGCTGAATTCAATCTGATAAGTGACCCACAGTTCACCGACATTAACGTTAGCAGCTTGCATGCCGTTAGTAGCGATAGAGAATCGAGCCATGTCGTAAAGTCTATCATCACCTTGGGAGATAGACCCACCAATTCGAGTGTTAAACCAGGGACCGAAGGGAGTTAGTTTAGGATCACACTCGAGAGGATGCATGAGGTTAGCCGAAGGTCTAGTCGAGCATCCAAACATATAATTCTCCATAGCCTGTTTGTTGGTAAACTCAGGAAGGAGAACGTTAAGTTGAGAAGCCATGATAACTTGACCCAAAGCGGTATTCGTCGAATTTAAAGCGTCGGCACTATTCGATTTGAATTCGAAGATCAAGCCGTGAATTCGATATTGTTCGAATTGTTCAGCAATTTCCGATAACCATGGGAAAGTGCCACTATCAGCGGGATTAACGATGAAAGAGTCAACATTGAAGGTGTTAATACCGCCTGAAATGACATCCTGGATGTATTCTCTGTGACTCACAACGAAGTTTCGTCCATCTTGTTTAAACATGGGGACGCTATCTGGATACATGAGTGTGTTTTGGGACACAGTATAATCACCGAATCCAGTGATGGATTTAAATATAGATTGAGCACCGCCGCCCAGGACGGATCCGATCGAACCGCCAGCAATTCCGCCTCCTGGGCCGCCGAGTGCTGCTCCCAAAGCGGTTCCGAGTGCAGTACCGATGCTCTTACCGAGCGCAGTGTTGGACTTAGGAGCTGCTTTCTTCTTGCCATTTGTTTTAGATTTAGGCTTTTTAACGGCCGTTCTTTCATTTGTGCGCTTCCATTCAGCGTACGGCACCCAGCCAGCGGGTTTGCGAGACATCGTAAAAATCAATTTTTGTTCACTGAATTTTCAAAAATGAGATCAATGTTTTTGTTTAAGACAAAATCCACAGGCATGCGGTGAAAAAGATGAAGCTATCATTACGATAGTGAAGTGTGTCTAACTTAAAACGCTAGTGGGGCTTAACTACCGTAATGATAGCTTCATCTATTTCAACTGTGGAGTCTGAAACGAGATGATCTTTTGAAAACTTCAAAAATTTTACCCGACCTGGGGGAAAAAATAAAAAATAAAATTACCTAATTTTATAAGGCCTTTTTAAAAATAAATAAAAATTTTACCCGTCTTAAGGGAAAAAATTAAAAATAAAAAATG